ATTATCGTAAAGTATCTAACTATAATCTTTATACACAAAATACAATTACCAGTATTAAAGTAAATTCTTATGGTAGATTTGTTGCAGTTGGATATGCTCGCAATAGTGGATATTATGTTTGGATTTATAGTTATTCTACTGATGGGATAAACTGGACTATTCCTATAACTACAAGTGATTCCACTTATGTAAGCACAAGCAATGGTGGTTATAGTAATTTAGGACTATTAAACAATCAAAAATTTGTAGCTTTTTCTTATATTGGTTATTTGCCAGCCGCTTCCCTTTCTAATGGTCCTTAAGGTAAAATATAAAAAATAAGACATGATTCGTTGGTGAGTGGAGTTCCACTTCCTTTTAACCGAGTAATGGAGAAATCATGGCAGTATTTAATAAAAACACTTTAACCCAAGTTTCAGGGTTTGATAACCAGATTATTGCTGGTGAATTAGTCTATAACCAAAAAACCTATTGGAATTTGGCTCTTAATAATGGTGGAACTGCCATTGATCTAACTGGCGCAACTATTAATGCTCAAATCATTCGTAGAAAACTATCCAATGTCCAAGATACTCGCTATGGTTTAAGTTTTGATATTGGTGACTATACACCTACACCAACTCCAATTTCTTTAACTATTTCTAATCGTAGTGATACTACAGGGCAATTTACCCTCACTATTGACGATTCAGCTTGGGCTTTAACTACTACTGATACAGATTTAGACATAGCATCTATTAATGGTGCTGGCTTTTCTGGTCGTATCAAGATTAGTTTTCCAGCAAGCGGAACAACTCCAGCAAACGATTTAATTATCTTTTTGCTATTCCTAGTTAGGTCTGATGCTATCGTGGTGAACTAACCATGACTGATATTACTATTTCAACCGCACAAGGCGGTACAAACCTTGATATTGATGTAGCTAAAGGAACAGATTTGGTTCTTGATATATCCATTGGCAATCAAATTACTATGGTGGTAGATCAAGGAATTCTAGGTTCATCAGGAACATCTGGCTATAGCGGCATAAGTGGATATAGTGGTTACTCAGGCTATTCTGGAATTTCTGGATATTCATCTTATTCAGGTTATAGCGGAATCTCAGGGTTCTCTGGCTATAGCGGAAAATCAGGCTATTCTGGTATATCAGGTTATTCTGGAAGTGGTGTTTCTGGTTACTCTGGTTACTCAGGTAGTGGCACAAGTGGCTACAGCGGCTATAGTGGTATATCAGGGTTTTCTGGGCAGTCTGGGGCATCTACATCAGGCTATTCAGGATATAGCGGTATAAGCGGTTTTAGCGGTTTTTCAGGCTATTCAGGAAGCGGTATATCTGGATATAGCGGTTACTCAGGAAGCGGTTTAAGTGGTTATAGCGGCTATTCAGGTCAAATAGGCGCATCTGGAATTTCAGGCTATAGCGGTTACAGTGGGATAAGCGGTTATTCAGGAAGCGGCGTAAGTGGCTATTCAGGATATAGTGGAAGCGGTATATCAGGTTATAGTGGCTTTTCTGGGGCATCAGGAATTAGCGGTCAAAATGGCGCATCTGGAATAAGCGGTTATTCTGGTTATAGTGGGTCTGGCATATCAGGATTTAGTGGCTATAGCGGATATTCAGGAAGCGGAATTTCTGGATATAGCGGATCAGGTTTAAGCGGATATTCTGGCGCATCAGGCATTAGTGGATATTCTGGCGCACAAGGCACAAGCGGTTATAGCGGTTACTCTGGATATTCTGGTTCAGTTGGTGCTGGTGGTGTTCGTGGATATTGGGGTTCATTTTGGGACACTACAACTCAAACTACTACTGCTAATACTCCAACTGCAATTACTTTAAATTCTGCTGATACTAATAATACTGGTGTATCAGTTGTTAGTGGATCAAGAATAACTTTTGCCAATGCTGGAGTTTATAGTCTTACTTTTTCTTTGCAATTTACTAATCACAGTAATGCTTTAGGTGCTACGCAAGTTTGGTTAAAGAAAAATGGAATTAATATTTCAGATAGTAATACTCATTATGATGTACCAGACAAACAAGGTAGTTCTTTTTCTTCTAATGTATTAACTGTAAATTTTGTATTTAATGTTAATTCTACTGATTATGTAGAACTTTATTGGGATACTGCAAATACTTCTGTTTACTTAGAAACTATTGCTGGTAATGCAACTTATCCTGAAACTCCATCTGTAATTGTTACTGCAACACAAGTTTTTTATACACAATCTGGCTACAGCGGATATAGTGGCATTAGCGGTTTTAGCGGTATAAGCGGTTTTAGCGGCTATAGTGGATCAGGAATATCTGGTTATTCAGGTTACTCAGGATCAGGCATTTCAGGATATAGCGGATATTCAGGTTACTCAGGTTCAGGAATCTCTGGTTATTCTGGAGCATCTGGAATCAGCGGATTTAGTGGATATTCAGGATCAGGAATTTCTGGTTATTCAGGATATTCAGGTTCAGGAATTAGTGGCTATAGTGGTTATTCTGGAACTAATGGTGCTAGTGGAATATCTGGTTTCTCTGGATATAGCGGTAGCGGAATATCTGGTTATTCTGGATTTTCAGGTATAAGTGGTTTTAGCGGCTATTCAGGAAGTGGTATATCTGGATATTCTGGCTCTGGAATAAGTGGTTATTCTGGATTTAGCGGCATAAGTGGATATTCTGGGTATTCAGGACTTAATACTTATGTAGCTCCTAGAATTACATCTGCTACTACTGCAACTTCAATTACGCCTAATGCTGGAACAACTGATCAATATGAACTTACTGCATTGGCATCGGCATTAACAATTAATGCTCCTACTGGTAGCCCTGTAGATGGTCAAAAATTAATTATTCGTATTTTAGACAATGGAACGGCAAGGGCATTAACTTGGACAACTTCTAGCGGTGGATATAGAATTATTGGTACTATTTTGCCAGCTACAACTATCATATCTAAAACTTTATATGTTGGATGTATTTATAATTCTGCCGCTACTTTTTGGGATGTAATTGCTTTAGCGCAACAGGCTTAATATGACTATATGTGCAGTTATTGATTCTAATAATCAACTAATAGCTACAATTATTGCTGAACCTACTGATTTACCAAGAGAGGGATGCACTTTGGTAGAAATTCCTGATGGGTATTATTGGGATGGTCAGCAAGTATCTATTATTCCAGAGGTAATAAATGGCAATTAAAACAGTATTTATTACTTCAGGCACTACATTTCCAATACCAGCCGATTTTGTTTATTTAATTTCTGTAGAAGCTATTGGTGCTGGTGGTTCTGGTGGTTACAATGGTACTGCTCCTGGTGGTGGTGGTGGTGGTGCTTATGCTTCATCTACTGCCGTAACTGGATTAACTGCTAGTGGAACTGCTTATTGCCAAATTGGTGCTGGTGGTGCAACATCAGGTACTGCTGGAACTGATACTTGGTTTAATACAACTAATGCAGTTCCCACTACTACAGCACAAGGAGTTTTAGCTAAAGGTGGTTCTGGTACTAACTTAAGTGCTGGTGGTGCTGGTGGTTTGGCTTCTACATCAGTTGGAACTACAAAATACAATGGTGGTACTGGTGGATCATCTACTACAATTAGGGGTTCTGGCGGTGGTGGTGGTGCGGCTGGTCCTGGTGGAATAGGTGGCAATGGTGGAAACGGAAATGGAGCTACTGCTGGTGCATCTTCTGCTGGTGGCGGTGGCGGCGGTGGAGCAAGTCTTACTGCGGCTGGAAATAATGGTGCGGCTGGAACAACTGGTTCTGCAATAGGTGGTACTGGTGGTAATGGTGGCGGCGGTACTGGTGGTGGTGCTGGAGCAGTTGGAGCATCTACATCACTTGCAGTTGCTGGAACTGCTGGAACTGATGGTGGTGGTGGCGGTGGTGCTGGTATTACTACTAATTATGCTAATGGAGCATCAGGAGCAACAGGCTCTTATTGGGTACAGACATCTGATAGTGCAACCGCTGGTTCAGGTGGTGGTGGTGGTGGTTCTGCTGGTAACGGAGGAGCTTCCTTTTTAGGCGGTAATGGTGGTTTATATGGTGGTGGTTCAGGTGGTAGTAACACCAGCACAACTTCTGGTCGTAGTGGCGGTCAAGGAATTTTAGTATTTACTTATAGTGATTCAGCTTTTGCACAAAATTCTAATTTTCTTGCTTTTTTTAATGGTTCTTAAAAAATGATAAATACAAAACAAGAATTAGAAAATAATTTTGAAAGAGCAGTTTTTATAAAAGGTGAACCAGTTTTACCTAGAGAAGCAACTAGATATATATGGGCTAATGAGCATTTATTAGGCAAGAATATTTTAGAAGTGGGTTGTTCAAGTGGCTATGGAATCCAATTTCTTCCTAATGATATTCAATATATTGGTTTAGATTATGATTTAAAGATTGTTCAATTTGCCGCTAGTCAAGGTTGGCGCAATAATACTTTTTATGTTCATGCAGACATTAATAAATTAGAGTTACAAAAACACGATACTATTATTGCTTTTGAAGTTATAGAGCATCTTGATAATGGCTTGGAAATAGTGGAAAAATTAAAAAATCATTGTCAAAGACTATTGCTTACTGTTCCATATAATGAGCCAAAAGGATTTTGGGGCGAGCATCATAAATTGCATGGTTTAACAGAAAAAGATTTTCCAGACTTCCAATTTGAATATGTTAATGAGCATGGTCAAATAACAAAAGAATTACAACCTATTACAGAACAAAACAGATGCAACCTAATGCTATGCAAATACTCTGCTCCGTAGCCACCAGAGGGCGATATACAACAACTTTGCCAATGGTCTTGATGGCTATAGCCAATCAGACTAAAAGCCCTAATAAGCTGGTTGTATTTGATGACAATGACAACCCAGAAGATATGAGGGAAAACCCTATATATCAACACATATTTCAGATACTAGATTTCAAAGGCATTAAATGGGAATGGTTATTTGCTGAGAAAAAAGGACAGCATTATATTCATCAAAAAGCAAATGAAATGGGCTATGAATGGGTATGGCGAGTAGATGATGATGCTATTCCAGAATCAAATGTTCTAGAACAACTTTGTAGTCATATTGAAACTACAGTAGGTGCAATTGGTGGCTCAATTCTTACTTTGCCAAACCTTTTTGAAACCAGTAAATCAACTGGTAAGGTAAAAAATATAGATTTAGAGCCAAATATACAATGGAATCGAATTGATAAGCTAAAGGAAGTGGAACATTTGCATTGTTCATTTTTGTATAGGGCTGGCATCCATGACTACAATTTAGGATTATCAAGAGTAGCCCATAGAGAAGAAACTTTGTTTACCAATGGTATGTACCAAAAAGGGTATAAAGTTTTAGTTGTGCCAAATGCAATTACTTGGCATTTAAAAGCAGAAGGGGGAATTAGAAGTGAGGCAAATCAGGAACTTTATATTAGGGATGAGCAGATATTTAGGTCATTTATTGAATACGGCAATAAGACTATTGTTGTTCTTAATTGCGGTTTTGGTGATCACATTGTATTCAGTCATTTACTTCCTGATTTGGACAATCCTATTATATTTGGTTGTTATCCAGAAGTATTACCATGTAAATCTATTGCCAAGGCTCAAAGCCTTTTTGGGGATTTAGATCAATGGAATATTTATAAGAAAATGAATGAATGGAACTGGACTGAAAGTCTAGAAAGCGCATTTAGGAAACTATACAAATGCTAATAATCTCTCCTTATGCCAAGGCTTTACAAAACGGCAAACAAAATCCAAAAAATTATCCATATTGGAAAGAATTAATAGAACTTATTGATGATAAAGACCATATAGTGCAAGTTGGTATAGCTGGTGAAGAACAACTTGTTGATGACTTTAGACCTAATTTGTCTATTAAAGAACTAAAAAATTTACTATATGATTCTTGGAATTGGGTAGGGGTAGATAGTTTTTTTCAGCATTTGGCTTGGGATTCTAATAAGCCAGGAATAGTATTATGGTCGGTCTCTGACCCATTAATTTTTGGACATCCTGAAAATATAAATCTATTAAAAGATAGAAAATATCTAGCTCCAAACCAGTTTTTATGGTGGGATTTTACTGAATATAATAAAGAAGCCTTTGTTTTACCAGAAGTGGTGTTAGAATGTCTTTACAAATCATCCAGATAAGATAAGATTCACAACTAATTAGATTATCTGGGGCTTTTATGGCTTTAAATCAATTTGATAAAGAAGAACTAATAAACCTTCTAAAAGAAGTAATTGCCGAAGCCGTAGAACAACATCCATTATCTGACGATGAGGTTAAATGGGTTCGTTTGGCAATAGAAGCAGAAGCCAAAAGAGCCGCTTTCCGTAAAGCCGTTATTGAAAAAACTTTTATTGGTTTAATGAGTTCAGCCGCTATTGCTGTAGTCATGTATGCACTTGATATGTTTAAAAATCACTGGAAATGAAAATGATAAAGTCGAGAACCATGTGGTTCTCTTTTCTTTTAATGGTTTTTGGTGCATTATTTGATAATTTTTCTTATCTACAATCCGTTATTAGCGAGAAATACTATGGCATTTTATTGGTTACTATCGGCGTTATTGTTGCTATATTGCGCTTTATCACTACTGGACCTATAAAAGATGATTGATTATGCAAAGTTGGCAATTATTGGTGTTATTTTATCTGTTGCTTTCGGTTCTGGGTGGTGGCTGGGCTATTCACGATATGTTGAATACAAGAAATCAGTTGAAATTGCCGCCAAAGTGCAAGAAGCAAAAGTCGAGTCAATTACCAAACAACAAGCCCTAGTTACTAAAGGAATTACCAATGAATATGAAGCTAAATTGTCTGCTATTCGCAACTACTATAAGTCTACTAGCGTGTGGAACAAGCCCAATACCAGCAGCGTGTCCGGCATTTCCGCAACCCCCAGCGCAGCTGATGTTATTGCCTCCTACAATCAACTTGCTGCCTCCTGCGCAATGACTACACAACAGCTTTTATCTTTACAAAAATGGCTAAATGAGCAAATAGGAATTAAATGATTAATAATTTTGATAAATGTCTAGAATTAGTGCTAAAAAGTGAAGGTGGTTTTGTTAATGATAGTCGTGATAATGGCGGTATGACAAATTTAGGCGTTACCATTCGCACTTGGGAAGAATGGGTAGGACATCCAGTATCAGAAAAGGAAATGCGTAATTTGACCCCTTTAATGGTTAAACAACTTTATAAAAGGAAATATTGGGATGCTTGCTATGCTGATGACCTTATATCTGGTCTTGACTATGCTGTTTTTGATGTCTCTGTCAATTCAGGAGTCGGTAGAGCAATTAAATTATTACAGTCTTGTGTTGGGGCTACTCCTGATGGTAGCTACGGCTTTATTACTTCTTCATTAGTCAAAAAAGTGTCATCAAACCCTAATAAAATCATAGAGTTATATTGCGCTAAACGATTAGAGTTCTTGTCCTCTTTAAAATCTTTTCCTATATTTGGTAAAGGCTGGAGTAAAAGAGTTTCAGAAGTTAAAGCTACTGCTTTGGAAATGAGCAATTATGAAAAACAGCAAGCAGTCGGATGATGAATTTATTAAATTGTGGGAAAAATTAGGTTCGCCTACTTTGGTTGGGAAAAAATTAGGAGTAAATCCTAGAAGCGCTTTGACTAGGAGAAGAAATTTAGAAATACGTTATGGCATAGAATTGCCTACTCACAATTCACAACGTGATGAAAAAAAACCAATAAAAAAAATAGAGCAAACTCCTCATAATGTTCGCAGAGGCATTGATATAGATAAAGTTAAAAAAGTAATTGTATTTTCTGATGCTCATTTTACAGATGAAACAACTACGGCATTTAAAGCTTTATTAAAATTTATTAAGAAATTTAAACCTCAAGTTATTATTTGTAATGGCGATGCGTTTGATGGTCAAGTTCTTAGCCGTTTTCCTTCAATTAATTATGATCAAAAGCCAACAGTTTTAGAAGAATTAGAAGCGTGTCGCTGGCATTTAGGGGAAATAGAAAAAATTAAACCTGCTGGTTGCGAATTAATATGGACGCTTGGCAATCATGATATGCGTTATGAGTCTTGGCTTGTAAACAAAGTTCCTGAATATAGCGGAGTAGATGGATTTAGTCTTAAATTTCATTTTCCTCATTGGAAAACTTGTTGGTCATATTGGATTGGCGAAGAGACAGTAGTAAAGCACCGATTTAAAGGTGGGCGCATGGCTGGTTATAACAATCTTACTGCGGCTGGAAATACAAACATTATTACAGGGCATACCCATGTATTATGTGCTAGTCCAATTTCAAATTTTCAGGGAACATTTTGGGGGGTGCAGACAGGCTGTTTAGCTGATCCGCTATCTAGCACCTTTGAATATTGCGAAGACAGTCCTAAAGACTGGAGAAGTGGCTTTGTAATGCTATCTTTTGCAGATGGCAGAATGTTGATGCCTGAATTAATTATGGTGTGCGGAGAAGATCAAGTAGAGTTTAGAGGTGAAATACTTGAAGTATGAAAATTACCCCAAAAATCTTAGAGGCAATTTACTTAACGCTTGCTAAATGTGAGCCGTTTACTAAATGGGATTTGCCGCCTAGTGAATTATGTAGATTTGTAATTGTAGATGACCATCAAGTTATGGCAACTTATGAGTATGACGAATCCTTAGCCAAACCTCATATTTTATGCATATCTAAGGCTCGTTGCGGACATTATGATACTGTTGTTCGTAGCATGGCGCATGAAATGATACATTGCAGTCGGCACAAATCAGGCAAATGGAATTTACATGATGCAATTTTTAAGCGAAGAAAAATGCTTGTAGGGCAACATCTTGGTTTTGATGGTCATGAGTTGTAACTTAAAGGTATATATTTTATATATTTATTTTTAATATGTATAAATTGAGCCGTATTTTATACATTTACGGCTTATTTGGTAGCCAACATATATAGCCCTACATTAGAAAATGCGTAGCCTATATATACAACTGCCATATACAGGTTCCCTTTTGTACCCTGTTCTAAGGCAATATATGCATAAATTACTCCAGTAACAATAATTAGCCAAGAACTCATAAATCCAGCATTTTTGCCGTTGTTATTAGTATTTGTTGAACAGTTATTTCTAATTCAATAGCTTTTTTATACATTATTTCAATATCAATTAATGCTGGATTAGCATTTAATTGCTCAATTTCTGTAATTATTTTTCTTGCCATAATTATGTTTTCTGAAATTTTCATTTTATTCGCAAAACCTTTGCTTTTTTAAGCACTTCTTCATAACGAATTTTAGCAACATCATCAAGTTTACGCATAGGTAGTTCTTGGTAATATTTCCATTTAGCTTGATATTCTGGTTGTTCTGATGGTTTAACCCATCCATGCAACTTCCATCTTTCTTCAATATGAGTTCCGCTAGCAGTCCATATATGTTCGTTTGATTGCATTGTCTTTTCCTATCATTTGTAAGGCGGTTTGTAAAAGCTGTTCCTGCGTTGTGTCATATTTTGTTTCAAACGCTTTTCTTCCGAGTCCGTGAATACCAGTATTTCCTCTATGATGTTCTGGACAAAGGGGGATAACTGGGGCTTGTTTTCTTGGTATGTTTCCTGTTCGGATGTGGTGTAGTTCTGCTGGTGTGTCCCTGAAGCCCAGCTTTCGGCAGAGAATACAGCCAAGTCGTGCCATGCGATCATATAATTTTTTCTCCTCTTTAGTCATTAAAATGGCTCTGTTAAATCTACATAATGAAAAAGTGATTTTGGTACATCATAATATAATTCATCCTTTTCAAAAGTTTTTAACCTTACTTGGTTATATCCTAAAGTCTTTTCTCCATTTATCCAATAGGCATGAACCATATCTTGTGTTAAAGCAAAAAACATAGTATGTGGCACTTCAA